AAGTCACCTGTACTGGATATCACTCAAACGAATCCAGTTCAAGTAACGATTCTTAGTCACGGTATGGTCAACGGTCAATGGGTGAGAGCGACGAGTTTTTATTACACGCCTCCCACCCACGTGACCGGTATGTATGAGCTAAACAACCGAATCTTTGTGATTGGAAATGTCACTGATGACACGTTCGATCTCTTTGATACTAAGGGCAACCAAATTGATGGGACCTCTTATACAGCTTATATAGCTAGCGACCTGCCTCAGTTCACATTGACTGGGCCAGAATTAGACACTCAAAACCTGAATACACAAGAAGGAATAATTGATGAATAAGAAGAAAGAAGAGCAAGTGATAGCTCAGGAGAAAGTGCTACATGAATCTCCTGTCGAAAAGGAATTTGATCCTGAGTATGACGAAATTACAAAGTTAGAGCATTTCGAAATTTATAATAAGTATGCTCGTAAGAATAAATTACCTGTTAAAGCACCTACTGAGGACTTCTATCCTAAGTACAAAGTTCGTTTCCAAAGATTCGATCAGCCTGAGAACATTTTAAAGGCTCGTGTTCGCAAGAAACACATTGACTGGGCTGGACAGCTTAGACCAGGTGGAACATATGACCTATGCCTTCCTGTAATCCAATGGCTAAATGGTTTATGTGAACCAATCTTTGCAGAAGTCAAAGTAAATGATGGCGGTGAAACAAAAACAGAAACTCGTCAAGTTGGTGAAAGAGCTCGTTTTAGTTGCCAAGCCCTAGAGTTTACTCAAGCGGTGGCATAAGAAATGGCTAAGGACACTGGAGACTTAATTCAGATTGTAAGAAATGTAACAGGTCGTGTTGATGCATCAGATCCTCAGTTTACAGATCAGATAATGCTTCAATACATTAATGATTTTTACATGCTTGAAATGGGTCAGGAAATGCGTTTAAACGAACGTCAAACTTGGTGGGAATTTTCTATTGATGAAAATACGGCAGACCCTCTTCCAGTGGACTTGCAAGCTCCATTCCAAGCTCCTTCAGGTACCCAGTTCACTACTATTGGGAACCTTTGTTACATAGATGGTTTTCAATGTTGGTGGTACCAAAGTCCTGAAGAGTTTTATTGGAAATGGCCTGAGACACAAACCTATCAGCCTAACCGTCCAGTTGGAGTATTGTACTACAACAACACCCTTACATTTAGAAATCCTCCTGACAAAGAATACGCAGTAAAGATCAATGCTTATCAAGTAGAAGTTGAGATGCCAGATGGTGGTGACATTGCTGAAGACTATCTTTGGAGATATGTTTCTTACGGAGCTGCTAGAGACATATTTAGTGACTATGGAGAGATGGATTTATGGGAGAGATATGAACCAGCATTCCGTAGATATAGATCTCTTGTGTACGCAAGAACATACCAACAAAACATGAATCAAAGGTCACTACCGAGGTTTTAGATGACATTTTCCATAACAGTACCAAATGCAAGTCAAAGTCCTGGATTATTCCCGGCACAAAATAACACAAACTTTCAGCGGATAAAAGACATCATAAACAATGATCATAACTTCACGGACACTACAGCTGCAAACCAAGGTGTTCATAGACAAGTTACATTGATTGATAGATCAGCACCAGTTGGATTGCCCTCAGGTACCAATGGGATATTGTACTCAGAAGATGTATCCGGTGCATCCCAACTTAGATATTACAATGGATCTCAGACTTACTTCTTAACACCCGGACTTTCTTACTGGGCTTCTGTAAATAGTAATGGAGCCATTTTATCTCAAAGTGGAGGTCTAACAGTAACATTTATTAGTGTTGGAAATTACCTTATTACATTTACCACACCACAAACGACAAACTCATACGGGGTTAATGTTTCATCTTTGAGTAGTTCAACTTCTGACAATCCTCACATAGCCAACTACACAAGCATTGGATTGAACTCTTTTGTTGTCATGATTAGAAATCAAAACAACACACCTGTAAGTAGAAGATTCACTGTATCGGTTTATGGGAACTAAATGAATTATACCCCTTACTTAATCTCAGATTTTTCAACAGGTCTTGATAGAGAAAGGCAACCCTGGCTTAACCCAATAGATTCTCAACAAGACTTATTTGATGGGTTTGTATACAGAGGTGTTTGGCAAAAAAGAGAGGGATATTCTCAACTTGCAACAGGTCAAAGGGGTGGCGCTGCATACACAGAATCTAGGATGATTCATACCATTGAAGATGAAGCATTAACCGGTGTAATTGATGGTGCCAATCAGGTCTTTACTGGATCACTTACAACCCCTATATCCCGTGGAAGTGTGGTGGTATCAGGGGATGATCCTGTTCAATCTTTTACAGATAATGGCCTAGGAGAATTCTTTGATGGCTTAACTCCAATTGGGACCATTGATTACTTAACAGGTGCTTTGTCCATAACCTTACCTGCTGCACCGGTTTCAGGATCCGTAACAGTGACATACAATGTGTTTAACGGTTTACCTATCATGGGTGTAATGAACTTCTTTACACAAACCAATTCAAGAGAATTGATTGTTGCAGACACAAGATATGTAAATCGATATAACCCGGTCACAAATACTCTAGTTGATATTTCTCCATCCACCCTTTTCACAGGAGATGAAACCAACTTCTTTTCATGGACTAACTACCCAACACCTAATGCTGATCAAAGACTAGTCTTTGTAAATTATGTAGATCAGATTCATCAATACTCAGGGGGTACTGTAACTCCATTCCCAGTCTATACATCTAGTACCTCGATTACAGCAGCTGCATCTGGTGTATTGGGTGATGGGACTACAGGACCCTACATCATTAACACACCTGCTAGTACAGGGATCTTTCCTGGAAGCTTACAGATCTTAGATCCTACAACCCCACAAACGGTCACTGACGATCAGTTTGGCAACTTGCAAGGTGATGGTACAGGTACTGTAAATTATCTCACTGGAGAGATCTCTGTGACCTTCACATCAGCTGTTGGTGTGGGGGATCCAATCAACTTAACTTATACCCAACTAAACACTCCTCTTGAAAGCTGCTTACATGTTAGACAAATGAAGGATCGGCTTTTGCTTCTATCCACCATAGAATCAGGTGGCATACAAAGAGGTTTAAGGATCAGGATCTCAGGAACCGGGGCATTTGGTGATGTATTCACAACAGATGCAATTGGAGCGGGTTTTATTGATATTCCTGATGACACCTTCATCCAAGCACAAGACTTTAACAGAGATGACTTACTTGTTTTTACAAGTGCTTCTACATGGGTTGTCAGGTATACAGGTAGCGATGTAGTCCCCTTCTCACTTGATCGTATTGATGAATCTCGTGGATCAGAAGCTCCATATGGGACAATTACGTACTTAAATAGAACATCAGCTGCTAGTACAAGAGGGTTGATCATCTCTGATGGGTACTCTGTAATAAGATCTGATAACAAAATTCCTCAGTTCTCTTTTAATAACATTGATCAGTCTAGGTTTTTCCAATGCTTTGCAGGAGCAGTTGATGAAGATAGAGATCACTACTTAATCTACCCAACTCCCGGTGAAGAGATCTCTGACAGAATTCTTGTGACAAATTATGAAGAAGACAACTTTTCTGTGTATAGAATCCCTCTAAGTTGTATGGGTAACTTCACTGGGGCATTTGATGTCACTTGGGGTGACTTACTTGGTTTTAACAACTGGGATGAACTGGCAGCTGTATATGGAAGCTGGAACTCATTTGCTTATTCTCAAGGTGCTCCCTTTGCAGTTGGTGGTGGTCATGAAGGTCAGATCTATAAGCTTAATGTCATTGAAATTGAAGACTACCCGGTAATGATTAGAGATGTTGTTGTAGTAGACAGCCAAACTTTAAGAGTGACAACAGACTTTCAAAATTATGAGGTTGGAGATTTCATTAACTTTGAGAGTTTGTCTGGTATGTTTGAAGTTAATGATAAGCAAGCTCCAATTAAAGAAATACAAACTGCAAACTACACATTTGATGT